AGACAATGGGAAGAAAAATATACACCTGCTTATATTAAATTATTTTATGAATCTTGAGGCCATAATCGAGCTTTCATGTACTCGATATCTTTCTTTATTTCAGCAATATCTACTTCCATTTCTTTCATACTCTCTGTAATAATAACATCCCCATTTGGAGTAATGAAATTACTAACTAATGTTTCTATTTTTTCTACTAAAGGTAGTAACTCTCTAATTTCTGTTTGATTGGCCAATGCCATAAAACGTAATGTTTGGGTTTCAGTTTCTAAACTTTCAATTTTTAATCTAATTATTTCTTGATCTTTTATATAAACTTCTTGTGTTACATATTGATTGTTTAACCATAGAGCGGCCAAGGCTCCTAAACCAGCTAATACAAAAGTAGCAAAATTTAAATTATCTAGTGCAGAGCGAAAGAAAGAAATAGATTTTTTCATTTAATATATATTTATTAAATTAAATAATATTAATGAGTGATCAAACAAAAATTTTTAATTTATATGAAAAAAATTTAAATCAATCTGCTATAGGATTTATGCAGCAAAGAGACCCTCAAAAAAATCTTAAATACAGACCTAAAGATGCACCAGGAGGGCAGTCTTATAATAGATATGGATTACCTACAGTTCATGCTGCTAAAGTAAAAGGTGCACCGGTAGTACCTAACGGTATAAGTGGCGATGAAGAAATGTCAATTAAAGGTTATGGTGTTATTGATAGTAGCCAAGCTATTGGAATGCTAAATAGATTAAAAGACGATATACATAAACTTATAGATAAAAACGTAACCGGGGCAGTATTAAAAAGTAAAATTGATTTATATACGTCTATTATAAAAGAAATATCTTGATATTGAAGAATTATATACTATAATTAAATGTGGCTGATGTATTAGAATTAACTTGGGATAATGTTGACTTTTTACTGAACTGTTTAAGTGATGAACTAAAAAGAAAATCTACTAAATATGATACTATTGTTGCTTTAGGTAGAGGGGGTTTAATACCTGCAACTACTTTAAGTTATAAATTAGGGATACTTAGTTTATATAATTTAGGTATCAGTACAAGAGAAGATCAAGGAAAATATAAAGAAACGTTAGTATACCAAAAACCAAATAATCTAAGTAAAGATTCAAAAATATTAATCGTAGATGATATTAATGATAGCGGACGAACTTTTACTGCAGTTAAATCTATTCTACTTTCAGAATATGGTATAGATGATACTAATGTATTATACGTTAGCTTAGTTCAAAGAGAAGGAACAGAATTTTTTAAAAATACTATTTCTGGTAATATTTTGCATACTTCACGCTGGTTAGTGTTTCCTTGGGATAAATAATTAAGTGAGGGCTAGACCATTTTATTTTGAAATTAAAGATATGTTAACGCAGTTTGTTGCTGCGTTTGATGATATAGTTATAGGTCGATTTAATAAACATAGAGAAGAAAAGGATAAAATTCAAGTTAGATATGTGTATGCTCCTAAACAAAGGGTATTATACGATTTAATTAATGAAAATAAAACTTTAACATTACCAGTTGTTTCAGTTAGTGTAAAAAATATATCTCGAGATACAAGTAGAGTTTTTAATAAGTTAGATGGATTTTATTATCAAGGTAAAATAGGAGATGATTCAGTATCTAGACATATTAAATCTCCTGTACCAATTAATATTTCATTATCAGTTTCAGTCTTAACTAGATATCAGACTGATATGGATCAAATTCTAAGTAACTTTGTACCTTTTTGTAACCCATATGTAATTATATCTTGGAAAGTGCCAGAAAAATTTAACTTAAGTGTTGAACAAGAAATAAGAAGTGAAGTATTATGGACCGGTGATGTTAGTATGCAATATCCAACAGACTTAGCTTCTAATCAAAAGGCTAGAGTAACTGCTGATACTTCATTTACTATTAAAGGTTGGTTATTTAAAGATACTGATAACCCATCAGGTAATATATTTTATATTGATACAAATTTTCATAATGAAACAGAATTAGAATATTATGATAATTTTGAATCATTATCAGGTAATACTTATACCCATGCACCATCTACTCTTTTAGAACAAAAAATTGAATCGCGTAGAGTTAAAGGTTCACCTTTTATAACTGATATTTTTTATAATAATGTTTTATTACAAGAAGATTTAACTTTATGTCCTTTCAGTTCTGGTAATGTAATTTTAGCAGGTGAAGGATTTAGTAATACTGATACAGTTTTATTTAGCTGCAATAATGAATCAGCTTATACAAGTCTAACTACTTTTTCTAATTTTGATTTACAAGAGCCGGTATCAGGTCAACCTATACCGTTTACAATTTTAAATGATAATTTATTAATTTTTAATTCACCTGTAATAGAAAGTGGTAGGTGTACATTTATACCGCTTAATATAATTGGATATGATTCTTCATTTTTATCATTTATGGACCCTTTATGCGGTAGATGTGGTAGAGGTATAAGTACTTTTATTGATATAGGAGATTTTGCTCCAGTAATTAATTTAAATGGTCATAAAGTAATTAATATTCCTGTAAGTGGTACATATATTGAACTAGGTGCAACTGCTATAGAAGATTGCCCTGATGGTATATTACCTGTAGATATATATGGTGATACAGTTGATACCAGTATATTAAATAGTACATATACCATTCTTTATTCAGCAGCAGATGCTGCAGGTAATATAGGTACTAATTTTAGGACTGTAAATATAGTAGATGTTACAGCTCCAGTAGTTACTATAAATGGTTCAAATACTATTAGTATTGAATGTGGTACTACATATACTGAATTATGCGCAACTTCAACTGATAATATTGATGGGTCATTACCAGTAACGATTGCTGGTGATACTGTTAATAATCATTCACCCGGCACTTACATAGTACAATATTTAGCAACAGATTCATCTGGTAATGTAGGTTCTACTACTAGAACTGTTACAGTTGTCGATACTACTGCACCAGTTGTAACTTTAAGTGGTGCTAGTACTATAACTATTGAATGTGGCGACACCTATAATGAATTAAATGCTGCAGCTAATGATGCCTGCGATGGAGTATTACCAGTAACTATCGGTGGTGATACAGTTAATATACATTCACCTGGTTCATATACGATTTTATACTCTGCAACTGATTCATCTGGTAATACAGGTACAAATACAAGAACAGTTGTAGTAGAAGATACTACTGCTCCTGTAGTGACTTTAAATGGTTCAAGTCCTGTTACAGTTGGTTTAAGTAGTACATATATCGAATTATCTGCAACAGCTAATGATGCCTGCGATGGAGTATTACCAGTAACTATTGGAGGCGATACTGTTAACACTAGTTTAAGTAGTACTTATGTTGTTACATACTCTGCTACTGACTCTTCAGGCAATACTGGTACTAATACAAGAACAGTAATAGTTTCCGGTACCCCACCGGAGATTACTTTAAATGGTACTTCTTCAGTATCTGCTGAATGCGGTAGTACATATGAAGAACTATCTGCAACAGCATTTGATAATGAAGACGGATCATTACCGGTAACAATCGGCGGTGATACAGTTGATACAAGTATAAAAGGAACATATGTAGTTACATATTCAGCAACTGATTCAGATGGCAATACTGTTACTGAAAATAGGACAGTAAATGTATTAGATACTATTGCCCCAGTAGTAACTTTAAATGGAACGAGCCCCTTATCCACTGAATGTGATTCTATATATACAGAATTATCTGCAACAGCTTTAGACGCCTGCGATGGGGTGTTACCTGTAACAATAGGAGGCGATACGGTAGATAATAGTATGAAAGGAACATATACAGTTACATACTCTGCTACTGACCATTCAGGTAATGTAGGTACTAATACTAGAACGGTGGTTGTAGTTGATACAACTGCACCGGTGGTAACATTAAATGGTACGACTCCAGTATCTGCTGAATGTGGTTCCACTTATACTGAATTATCTGCAATAGCTAATGATGGGTGCGATGGTACAGTACCCGTAACAATTGGAGGTGATACAGTTGATACAGGTACAAAGGGAACATATGTAGTAACATATTCAGCAACTGACTCTTCAGGTAACACTGGTACTAATTCAAGAACTGTAAATGTATTAGATACGATCCCACCAGTAGTTACTTTAAATGGTTCAAGCCCCGTTACAGTTACTTTGAGTAGCACTTATACAGAATTATCTGCAACAGCTAATGATGCTTGTGATGGGGTGTTACCTGTAACAATAGGAGGTGATACAGTAAATGCAAATGCAGTAGGAACTTACGTAGTTACATATTCAGCAACTGATTCATCTGGTAATACAGGTACAAACACAAGAACAGTAAACGTTTCTGGTTCTAGCTCCTCACTAAATCATTGCTTAACTTCGCAAAGTTTTAATAATAGTCATTTATTTAACGCCCCTCCTTGGAACATTAGTAATAGTATAAAATTTGTAGCTGGTAGTTCCACCCCACCAACAACTGGGTGGAAATTAAATTCATCAGGTCCTGTAACTGAACCTGCAGGCTATTTAACTGCTGAGCGTACACATGCATGTTTAAGAGGTATTATTATAGAAGTTGATAGTGCAGGTAATATTATTGATTCTATTCAAGCAGGTACTACAACACCTAATAATTTAGATTTAAAGACTTTATTGATAAATTCTAGTGTTACATCAGGTTTATCTGCAGGTTGTTATTCGTATATTTTCCAATTTTATGGTTGGTATAAACCCGGTGATGCCACAGGTGGAGGGCCTGGCTCAGCAGCTGGCGGTGCTTTATGGGCAAGTGCTGATGATGAATACCGTATTTACAATGCGTTTAGAGATAATGGTTACCCTGGATATTGAATAATTAAATAAAAGAGATATTGTATAGCAATAGTAGTAGTATTAAATAATAATAATGGCCGACCAAAATAATAGTAGACCTCAATCTGGTTTTTTAAAAAATTTAGTAAATAAATTACCTTATCAGTCTGTTGACTTTAATAAAGTTTTAGGAGATTTAAATCCGAAATATAATACTTTTGAAGAAACTGGTATGAGAAGAGTTGAAGCTTTAGCTAAGAACTCTATCTTTTATAGCAATGATTTTAATAATACAGGCGCCGGTCAAGTAAGTGTTGATGGTAATTATAATGCTTTAGTTTATGCTAATGTAGAAGAAAATAAAAGCGGTAGAATGAGAGATTATCGCATTATGGCAGCATTTTCTGAAATTAGTGATGCGTTAGATGAAATTTGTGATGAATGTGTTAATAAAAATGAAGACGGTGATATAGTTAATTTAACCTTCAGAAATACTGATATTGATGAAGAAAAACAACAAAAAATTAAAGACGAATTTGAAAAGTATATTGATTATTTTAATTTAGAAAAGAAAGGTTTTGAATATTTTAGACAACTTTTAATTGAAGGTGAAATATATTTCGAACATATTATTCATCAAGGTTATACTGATGATGGTATATTAGGTGCAGTTTTATTACCTAGTGATCTTATAGATCCGATTTATGATAATATACAAAATATGATCATTAAAGGTTATATTTTACGTAAGCCAATATTCGATCCTAATAAACCTGAAAAGATAGAAAAGTTTGATTTTATTCCAATGGATGATAATCAAGTTTCATATATTAATTCAGGTATATGGAATCAAGATAAAACATTTAGATTACCTTTTATTGAAAATGCTAGAAGAGCATATCGTCAGCTATCGTTAGTAGAAGATGCTATAGTAATATATAGACTAGTCCGTGCACCTGAACGTCTAGTTTTTAATGTTGATGTTGGTAATATGGCTCCACCTAAAGCTGAAGCATATTTAAGAAAATTAATTCAAGAGTATTGGAGTAAAAAGACATTTGATGTTAATCAATCTGGTCAAGTACAAAAATTAAATCCTCAAAGTATGCTTGACTCTTTCTGGTTTGCTAAGAGAGCTGGGTCAGAAGGCACATCAGTTACTCAGTTACAAGGTGGTGCTAACTTAGGTGAGTTAGCTGACTTAATGTATTTTGTTAATAAACTATATAAAGCATTAAAAGTACCTCTTAATAGATTAAACCCTGAAAGTCAATTTGCTGATGGAGAAAATATTTTAAGAGAAGAATTAAAATTTGCAAAATTTGTTATTCGTTTACAACAACAATTTGCTGGTGGTTTAAAAAATGGTTTTATAACCCATCTAAAACTTAAAGGTCTCTTTGAAGAGTATGAACTTAAAGTTCCTAATTTACATTTAGAATTTAATGTACCAACTAATTTTTATGAATTAAGAGAAAGTCAGAAATTAGAACTTAAAGCTTCAAACTTTAATTCATTAGCGAATAATGAATTTGTAGCAGCAACTTATGCACAAAAACGTTACCTTGGTTGGAATGATGTGGATGTAAAGGCTAATAGAGAATTCTTACGTAAGGATGCTGAATTGCAATGGGAGTTATCTCAGATAGGATCAGCTGGTCCTAATTGGAGAGATGAAATGCAACCTGCAGGTGAAGGAGATGTTGCAGGGGGTTTACCTGACGCTGGGGTCGGTGGTATAAGTCCTGAAACACCACCTGACTTTGGAGGAGGACCAGCAGAGGTTGGAACGCCTGAGCCAGTGCCTGAAGCTGAGCCTGCACCTGAAGCTGATCCAGCTGTTTAGTTACCCACGGCCAGAATAAGAGGCCACCAAAATTGTTATCGCATTTTTTTTAATTTATACTTCTGTATATCACTATACAGTTCAGACTATATCTTCATCCTTTCGGATGCTGGACGCTCGTGGGTAGATTATTGTTGGGACTCACTACCTAGTCGTTGCACCTTCCGCAGAACTTAAACCCTCTGCGGCTTGGCTCAGTATTGTCTCTTAGAGAGTTCTACTGAATTCATCCAGTACGGGCATTGAAATTTTAAAGAACAAAATAATATTTAATAATACGCATAACTGACCCCGCTCTCGCTGCGTAAAAGTTATAAAGCATATTTTAAAATGCTTACTATCTATTCCTAGATAGATCAGACTATATCTTCACCATATAATGATGTCGGGCGCTCGTGGATAAAATTACTGTCCGGTCTGGACTCGTTATCTAGTCGTTGCACCTTCTAAAGTATTCCTACTAAAGCTTGGCTCAGGATTGTCCGTTCTGGAGTTTCCCTGAATTCACCCGATATGGGCCTATATTATCAAAGATCAAAAAAATATTTAAGCTACTTTAGCAAAAAAACAATGATATGCAGTATCGTCGATTGTTCCTTCACCTGTTATATAACCAAATGAAAAGACAAAAACATAATATCCATCTTCAGCAGGAAGAGGGTGAACATTTTTTAAAACGTCAATAATAGGGTAACCATAATCTCCTGGGGCGTTTATATGTAAATTCATACCTTTGTTGCCTTTCCAATAATCAAAAATTTGACCATCTTTAATTCGTACAGCTAATAATTTGTACCTATGACCAGCAGCTAAATCCATATTTTCAGTAATTTTTCTATTTCTTTCTACTCCGTTTATTGATGGTAAAACGTAAAGTTGTATTCTTTTATCTTTTGTATCGGCCTGAAAACTAGCACTTGTACTTCTAAAACTTTTATGACCAATATCAGTTAGAGTAGTTGGTTTAATATAAGCTTTTCTATGACCTGAAATTGTACGATGAATCTTAAGTTCAACTAAATGTCCATCTTTATGTTTTACGTAAGATTTATTTTCTTCTGCACCATAAGCTGTTCTTTCGTCTGATTTTGGTCTAAATAATGCTTTACCATTATTAAACATAACACACTCAGTTATAATCTCATCCATTGAGAAGTATCTATTACCACCACTGTCTTCAGCACCCGGGGTTTCAAATGATTGTTTATTAATATTAGGTAAAGATGGAATCATTAGAATTGATTAAAATTACTGAAATAAGCTGATCTAAAATAAACATTTCCTGAAAGCGGTAATGAATCAACCTTAGCACTTACTTCATTTGTGTTTGTAATACCTCTTAGAACCATACTTTCACTAGTCTTAATTAAAAAACGTCGATCATCAGCAAAATTATCATTATCGTATATAAATAGATCTCGTCCGGATTTGTTAGAAATTAAAACTTCACTAGCTGTAAAGCCTGATAACTTTCTTAAAGTAGTGTCAATTTCCATATTAAATGTAAATGATATATTTTTGTTAACAAATGGCATATTATTATTTAATATAACCATTAACTTATTCTATTAAATAATTGTATGTCTAAGTGTGAAATAGCTCCTATATCGGGTTTTCAAAGTACCAATCTTAATTCTAGGATAGATAATTTTAATAGACTAAGTGATAGAATACTTAGGACTTTAGGTTACCCGTTTATCAATGTCGAAATACATAGAGATCAATTATATGAAAATATTAGTATTGCTGTAGAATTTTTTAGTAAATTTGCTGGTTATACAAAAGAATATCTTATATTTGACAGTAATTTATATAAAAAAGATTATGGTATAAAAATAGATGATTTATTTACTTTGCAGAATAGTGATACTTTTAAAGAACAAAGAGATTTAAATACACCTAATAAAGATTTTACTAAATCAATTAATACTAAAGAGACTGTTTTTGCTGCTACTTCATCTATACACGGATCATATTTCAGTTCAATTTCAAGTCTATCATCAACATTAGAAAATGGTATATCTGCTAATGATATTTTTGCTGAAGATTTTTATAATGAAATTATTAGTGAAGTCTCTTCTATAACTGATTTATTTATACCTCAAGTTAAAAATAATATTACTAGAAAAGGTTCAATTGTTGATGAAACTAATCAATTAATTAATAGTTTTGATTATGATGTTATGGATTATAGAAAAGTAATATCGGTTACCGATTTTGAGGAAGGTTCTACAACCGGTATTAATACTTTGTTTACAATTGAACAAACTTTAGCTCAGCAAACTTATTTTAGTTATGCTATGGGTAATTATGGTTTTGATTTAGTTAGTTGGTATACTTTAAAAAATTGGCTTGAAACAAGAGAAAAATTATTAGCTACCAGACGTTCTTATGCTTTTGATGAAAGAACTCAAATTTTAAGAATGTTCCCACAACCAGGGTCTAATAACAGTAGTGTAAGATTTTATGGGGTTATATCATGCTACGTTGAAAGACCAATAAGAGATATATTAAAAGAACTTTGGGTATATCAATATGCATTGGCTTTAACTAAAATGTCAGTTGCTAATATAAGAGGTAAATATGGGGCAGTGCAATTATTCGGTGGAGGTTCATTGAACTCTACAGACTTAATGACACAAGGTTTAGCTGAAAAAGAAAAATTAGAAAATACTTTATATACAGGAGCAGCTCCTGGTCAAGGAGATTCAGACCCTCCTTTATTCTTTGTTGGTTAATTATTTTGCTTCAAAAACTTCTATAAGTTTTTGTATAACTATACTTGCATCTTTTATATCAATAGACTCTTGAGGTGCTGATGATGATTCAATTTGAGTACTTTCTTCAGTTTCATAATCACCATATACATCTTCATCATCGTTAAAAGATAAATCAATTTCTTCAGTTTTATTTTCTTCAACAACTTGAGTTATAGGAGCAGTTACCCCTATATCAGTTAATATAATACTTAATAATTGATTAGTAAAATTTTCTTCTTTAGCTCTACCTACAAAATCTATTATTTCTGATTGAGTAAATTTTCCTTTAAGATCAGTTATAGGATTTTTATAACTTGTATATGATAAATGTGGTAAATACTTAATAGTTATTTCTGCTGAGTCTTTTATTAAATAGTATGCTCCTTTTTTGTTAATAGTTACCCCGGTGTCAGGTTTATCAAATGCAATTTTTGCTGGTCGCATTAAATTTTTTTGTCTTATTTTACTATTTTTAATGATTTTCTCTTCAAATGTCATAACTATATTTATAAACTTCTTTAATGAAAAAGGATAAAAGATTTAGACAAGGTATTTTTAAACCCATTAATTCCCAAAAATATATTGGTAAAGGTAATCCAACTTATCGTTCAGGTTGGGAATTAAAATTTTTTAGATGGGCAGATTTAAATGAAAATATTTTAGCTTGGGGTAGTGAAAATATCATTATACCATATTTAAATCCATTAGATGCAAGAGTTCATAGATATTTTGTTGATAATTTTATTGTTTTTAAAGATAAAAATGGTAATAAAAATAAATTTATTATTGAAATAAAACCAAGTAAACAAACTAAAAGACCTATAAAGACAAAATTTAAAAAGAAAAAAACTATTTTATATGAACAAAAAATGTATGTTCAAAATACTGCTAAATGGAAAGCTGCAAATGAGTGGGCTAAAAAGAAAGGGTATAAATTTTTAATCCTTACAGAGAAAGAACTTAACATATAGTGTAAAAAAATATATTTTAGTATAAATATTAATATGAGTTTAAATCTTATAGTGGAAACACCTGCTCCTAAAGAGGAATTTGAGTATATCGTTGAAGAAGGTAATTCTAAAGATAAACAAAATTTCTTTATTAAAGGTCCATATATGATGGCCGAAGGAGTTAATCGTAATAAAAGAATATATCCATTAGATGAAATGGTTCGCGAAACTAAACGTTATGAAGATTCAATGGTTAAGACAGGTAGAGCAATGGGGGAGTTAAATCACCCTACAACGGCTGATGTTGATCTTGAAAGAGCTTGTCATTTAGTTACTGAAATGAATCAAGATGGTAATGTATTCTATGGTAAAAGTAAAGTTTTATCAACTCCAACAGGTTTAATTGTTAGAAGTCTTATTAATGACGGTGTAAGAGTTGGTATGAGTTCAAGAGCTTTAGGTCAACTAATTCCTGAGTCTGGTTCAGACGGTGTTAATAGGGTTAAAGATTTTAAATTAGTTGCTATTGACTGTGTAGCTGATCCATCTTTTCCAAAAGCTTTTGTTAATGGTATCTTGGAAAGTAAACAATACGTAGTAAATAAATATGGGCAGTTTGAAGAAACATATGATAATTTTCAAAATAATATTTCAAAAATGCCATTAAAAAATAAGGATCAATTTTTAAAAGACAACATCATTAAATTTTTAAAGAGTTTATAATATGAAAGAAATAAAATTAAACATTAAAAAATTCATAGGTAATGTTATGAGTCGTAACTATAAAAAAGCAAGTTCCGATTTATCTAACGTTATAAACAAGAAAATGGAACAAAAGATATTAAATAATAATATAAATATATTCTAATTATGGACATTAAACAAATATTATCTGAAGCAACTAACGGTGCACTTAACGAAGAAGTGCTATCTGAAATCGAAAACGTCTTTGAACAAAAGATTAATGATAGAGTAGAAATACACGTTGAAAAGGCTCTTAATGAGCAAGATGAACTTTACACAGAAAAGCTTAATGAGCTTGTACAAAAAATAGATGAAGATCATTCTTTAAAGTTAAAGAGAGTTGTAGAAGCTATTGATACTGATAGATCTAATAAATTAAAGCTTGTTATTGAAAAGTATGAAAGTGCTTTAGGAGGAGAAGCTGAAGGATTTCAAGATCAATTAATTGAAAGCATTTCTGATTATTTAGATGTTTATTTAGAAGAAAAAATTCCAGCTGAAAGTGTTAAAGAAGCAGTAAAGAACACTAAGGCTAAGAAAATTTTAGAAGGCTTAAGAAGCCATCTAGCAGTTGATAGTGCTTTAGAAAAAGAAAGCATTAAAGAAGCCGTTATTGACGGTCGTAATCAAATTAATGAAGCTTCAAAGAAGCTTGAGTCTGTTGCAAATGAAAATACAGTTTTAAAAGAAGAATTAGATTCAGTAAAGGCTGGATTAGTTCTCGAACAAAAAACTGCAGGTCTTGATAAAAGAACAAAGCAATATGTAAACAAAGTTATGAAGGGTAAGAACGAAGAGTTTATTAACGAAAACTTTGATTATACATTAAAGCTATTCAAGAAAAAAGAAAGCGACAGACTCGAGACATTGAAAGAAGAAGCTTTAAGTACTAGAGAAGATGTAGATAGGGTTGTATACGAAGATAAACAAGAAGTTGTTAATGAAAGCGTACCATCACCTTATCTAGATGAGTTATCTAAGTACTAGAATTACCTAATGTATAGGAATTCCTGAGTTTCCTGGGTTGTATAACCCTTGGGGTCGATAATAAAGGAAAAATAAACTATGAATTCAATAAGACCTACACAGGCTTATATCGATGAGAATCGTGCGTCGCAACTACTTGAAAAGTGGGCTCCAGTATTGGACTACACTTCTAAAAGTGTTGCTGCTATCGAAGATAGTCACACTCGTTTAAATACTGCTATGCTTTTGGAAAACCAAGAGTCATGGTGTTTGAATGAAGCTGGACCTAACTACGTCCCTGGCTCTGGCGGCTCTGGCCGTCCCGGTAATACTTCCGGTAACGATGGTGCCCTAGGTGCTGCTGCTTCAATTGGAGCAGCTAGCTTAGTTGGTGGTACACCAGGTGATGACAGTTATGCTACAGGCGACTTCCGTCTTCCAAAGATTCTTATCCCAATGATTCGTCGTACTTTTCCCGAGTTAATTACAAATGAAATCGTTGGTGTTCAACCAATGGCTGGTCCAGTAGGACTTGCTTTTGCTCTTCGTTATCGTTACACAGGTGAAACACTTGGTACTGGTATCGACGGTAAGACAGGCGCAGGTAATACTCCAACTGGTCAAACAGAGGCATTTGCACAAGCTAAAGATAAGGAAGTTGGGTTCCAAGAACTTAAGACTTCTTATACTGGTGCATCAGCTACTTACCTATCTGGTAATGACGACTTCGCCTTCGCAGAAGGTGATGACGGTGTAGCAGCTCTTCTTCAAAACTTCGAAATTACAGGTAATATACCTACAATGGAAGTTTCTTTTGAAAAGACTGCTGTTGAAGCTGGTACAAGACGCTTAGGCGCTCGTTGGTCAGTTGAACTTGAACAAGATCTTAAGAACATGAATGGTATCGATATCGATACTGAATTAACAAATGCTATGTCATATGAAATTCAGGCCGAAATCGACCGTGAAATGCTTATGAGAATGATTCAAGTTGCTCTTAATGCAGGACGTGATAAAGGATTCTCCGTATGGAGTCCTGCTTCTGCAGACGGCCGTTGGATTGTAGAACGTAACCGCGACTTCTATCAAAGATTAATCGTTGAAGCTAATCGTATCGCAGTGAGAAATCGCCGTGGTGCTGCTAACTTCATCGTAGCTACACCTCGTGTTTGCGCTATCATGGAAATGCTCCCTGAATTCCAGTGGGTACCAGTCCAAGGTAATGTTAATACACAACCTGTTGGTGTTGCTAAGATCGGTAATCTTGGTGGTCGTTTCAATGTATACAGAGACACTCGTACAGAAGGTCAAAAGATTGGTAACACTCTTTCTAATCCTTCTAAGGATGCTGTTGAGTATGCGTTGCTTGGTTACAAGGGTCCAGAGTTTTATGACACTGGTATCATCTACTGTCCATACATTCCAGTTATGGTTCAGAGAACAATTGGTCCTAATGACTTCGCACCACGCGTTGGCTTGCTAACACGTTACGGTGTCGTAGACAATATCTTCGGAGCAAATCTCTACTACCACGTTATCACTCCTTCTTCTCT